CCTCAGATGGGGCGTACCCACGTAGCCAATCTTGGCTTCAAGCCACTTGGATAGGATCAATTGGCCTTCAGTAATGATCAAAATAGACCATCCCCGCCTACAATGGAGTAGTCCGTGGACACCCACAGGACTTCCCCTTTACCCTGAGCCACCATAAGAAGCGAAGCCGCCACGCCCATACCTATAGACTGTATCCACTGCTTCTGTACTGTATCGCCGCCGCCCCACAGGGCTGTATTCCACTTGCCGCTATTCCACACTGATCCGCTAGTGATAGGCAACGGAGCCGGAACCGTCAGTGTATCTTCAGTGAAGTCGTACCGTATGGTGGACTTAAAGGATACGGGGTCACTCACAACAAACGTAGGACGGTACATACCGACCTGCTTTGAAGTAGCGGGCGACCCCATATAGGAGTAGGCCTGCTGTACGCGAGCCACAATACCTACCCCGCCCGTACCATCCACCTTAACCTGGTCATTAGTGCCGGTCCAGGCCTGGAATACCTTGCCTGCGTGATCTCCGAACATAGGGGTGGAGCCCAGGAAGCCCCAGCAAGCCGCGTCCATACCGTTGAACTCAGTCCAAGCTCCAGTGATCTGGTTAGCCGCCAATTGTATGTTGCCGCTCGCTACCACCGAGGGTACGTTCAGTATGAACAGGTTATCCTTGGGATAGTACTTCATATCCCAACCGAACGACTGAGAATAGGTAGATACCAGTTCGGACATCAAGAACTGAATCTTATCCGTGGTGATATTACGGTTAGTCTCATTGACCTTGGTGGAGGTCAAGATCGCACTCATGGAGACTACGCCCTGCTGGGTAAGGATGAACTGATCCCCACCTGCCTTACAGTAGGCTCTGCGACCCGAGACAGGAGCCCCAATGTAGTACACACCGGTGAGCTTCCAATTCATGTCATCCGTGGGATCGATGCCCTCGTACACAGCTGCCTCACCTCTGCTACTTACAGCAATGAGGTGGTCCGTTGCTCCCGAGCCGTCATCAAGGGTCCACGTGGTGAGGAACTGTAAAAACCCGCCTCTACTGAACAACGGACCAAAGTCATATTTCTGGAAGGTGCCCTGTATAAGATCGGGGTCCAGGAACCAACCATTAGCCGTGTTCTTCTCCACCACCCAAAGCCTATGCTGATGGACGGTAGGACACCCGGCGTTCTTAGGGTTGATGCCCTTCCAGGTGTTAGCTACTATGCCATCACCCAGGGTTATGCGGGCTCCGCCATTCTGATTGTACAATATACCATCGTCAAGGCCATTCAGTGCTATGAGGTGGCTACCCGCTGCGTTAACCAAATTGACCCACTCCCAGACCGCGTTGGCGAGTCCGGTAATAGGAGTGATAGCGGCGGGGCCTGGGGTCGTAACATCGTATACGGCAGTGCCGGACCAGGCGAACATCTTCTGGGCCCCGGTACGATCCGCCCAGGCTGCTATGGTATCTACACTGGAGGGCATGCCCGTAGCCCATTCCCGGTATCCCTTACGCACGGTACAGCCGTAGGGCTGGGGCCACCAGTTCTGCATAACCAGGGCATCGCCCTCCGGCATAGCTACAATAGAATCCCTAGCATTGAGTCCTCCTACAGGAGCGGCAACGCTGGCGGGCCTATTGGTGGCGGGCAGGGCGGTGGGGAAGAACATTATGGCGCGTTGACGTTCCACGACCCGTCAGGCACTGACCAGGGGCCGAGGTATTGACTGGAGTAACGGGGGCTCAGTGAGAGAATCTTGGCCCCCACGTCCTTGCCGGTTACTGAATTAAAGATTCGCAGGAAGTCCCCCTGGACACCGCCAGTGGGGAAGCCCTTGAGTTCGTAGAACTTGAGCTTGACGAACTTGATCATCAACCATGGATTGAACCGAACAACGTCGCTATCTTGGGTGATCATATCCGCGAATGTAGCCCCATTCTGTATCCAGAACTTGGTGATGTACTCCATCGCCATAGTCATCTGAGTCGTACCGGGCACCGGCCACAACTTGAATTTGCCGTCTGCTACCCTGAACCGCTGACGAGGTAGGGCGGCAACAAGTGAGCCCTTTAGCCAGGCCCACTCCTGGGGTGATTTAGGTCCAAGAAGTGGCCAGTGATCGGTACGGTCCCACTGCGTCTGGTCGCGGAAGTAGGACCAATCTGTAGGCAGGGGGTAGTCCTCCTGCCCCGGAACGGTAGGCCAGACCCACTCCTTAGCGAACTGGGCCCAGGGGTAGTACATCACCAGTTCGTTCCCCGCCGAGTTCATCAGGGACAGTAACTGGACCGACTGTATGTCTTCGATACCCACAATCGTGGATGGCCGGGGCAACCCTAGTTCTCCGGCAACTTGTTTCAGAATATCTACAGCGGCCCAGTATTCAGCCATGTCTTACCCCTTGGGTGGCGGTGTCTTCGCCGCATTCGCAGCCTTCTCGCGGGCCAGGAGCGCGTTGACGGTTTCCTGGAGCTCAGCGATGGTCTCATCGCGCTTCTTGAGCTCGGCCTCCATCTTCAGCGTGGGGGCGTTCTCCTTGGCCGCAGCGAGGTACGTCGCAGCCCGCTGCTTGATAGCGTGGTGGCCCATGAACTTCTGGCTGATCGAGTCAGGCATGCCGACAAGTTGCTCTACGGTATGACATCCAACTCCGGCGAACTCAGCGATTTGTCCGACTCCCAGCCACGGTAGTTGGTTGAGAGGTGTGCCGGAAAGTTCTTGAGATTTGCCAGCCTTGTAGCGTGCCCATTGCTGGGGGAATCGGTGCTGGTACAGCTCGGTGGCGTCACCCACGAATGAATCACGCGATCCAGGGGTGATAATCTTGACCAGATCAATCTCGTCGAAAATGGGTCTTCCGGCCTCTGTGGATTTGACTTCATTTTTGATCACGTCCTTGTAGAAGATCACGAACAACTTGCGGTCAGCCTCCGCTTGTTGGTTCTCTTCAAAATTCATCGCAAAGTCGAGGGTATCATTCATGTTAAATGCCTAGGGTGGGTACGGATTCGAGAATGAACCGGACATTAGCCAGTTCGACATTGTCTGCGCCGCCCGTGACCTTGGAGGCGCGAACATCGTAGGTGTGGTCCAGGGAGTCTTCTGCCGTAGTGGCTATGCTGAACGCCGCTTGGACCACGTTACCTAAACCTTGACCACTGACCGTTCCGCCGCCGGGGATGTCGATGCCGTCCCGGAACAGGGAGAACACCACCTCGTCGCCCGTAGGAGCGGCCAGGTCAGCGTAGAATGAGACGCGATTCACCGTTGACGGAAGTGACTGAGCCAGTCTTTGAACCGTGCCCAGTGTAAGGTCAACAACATATTCAGGCGTTGAAGCCAGAGCGGTGTCATAGGTAACCACCTGTGGAGTAATGCCGAGGGCAACGAGGGTAAGACTGTCGACGGACACGATGCCGTAGCCGGGGGCAAAGGTGTCTATGATGTCGAGGAGGAGATTGCGAAGGTTCTCAGCGGTGATACCGCCGACCTCGTTGTCGTAGATGCTGTTGTGGGTTTCGGCGAGAAGGTCGACAACGGGTTTGCGCGGCATAGTAGACCTCAGTCGTAAGCTGTAGAGTATGCGTTACTGTAGGCGCGGGTATCCACCGGAGGCGGCGTGTCCCCGAAGGTAACGCACAGCTGACCGTCTGCGGAGAAGGGTAAGCCATAAAGCCAGAACGCGGGAACAGCTTCCGTCGCCGCCCGTAATCTGCCTTTAGGGTTCACAAATGGGTTCTCAGAGGGCGGATTGACCGCCTGCTCTAGGGTAACGCGACCCTCAGGGCCGTAGCCCAGACCATTTAGAAAGTAGACACCATCCACCTCTACACAGCAGAGTCGCCCATCGCGAGTGGGCGTTCCGCCATTGAAGTCCGTGGGCGTGCTTAAAGTTGCCTTCAAGCGGCCCACGGAGTCAACTTTGATAAGTTGATGGTTGAGCATCAGACTTCAAATGTCCAGAAGAACGAACCTGCTGGAATGACCGTAGTTGCGGGAATGAAGCTCTTGTACAGACCCGTACCGGATGCCGCCACGGCTGTACCTGCGGTGACGGTCATACGACCGTCCGCTGGAACCGTGATCGGGGAGGCCCCGGAGGTAGACCATTGAGCGTTCTTGCCCGATGCTACGCCGCTGGTGGAGGGGACCAGGAAACCTGGATCCTCTCCGAGCCAGTTGTAGCTCCAGATGGAGGCTGCTTGTACACCGATGTACTCGCCCTCGGCCCCAGGTCCAGGAAGTGTTTGATCCTGAACGTATTGTCCGATGGTGCCGATCTTATTGGTGTTGGCGAGGCCGATGGCCGCGCTACCGTTGCCTTGGCTCATTTCGTGCCTCCTCGTGTGCTAGGGCCGATGGTGGCCGTAGACACCATACCATCCGCTCCCTCAGATATACTGGCGGGCGCGGGGGCAGGCGGTGCCGGCTCGGGTGCTGGGGCGGGCGCTGGTGCCGCCGCGTCCGACACGGCTGCGAAGAACTCTGCCTGAGCCAGGGTCGTGAAGACCCCGTGATCATACAGGTACTTCGCATCCGTAACGAGT